TATGAATGATGCTTTAGGATACTTAATTTCATTTCTATATCCTGTGACGAGAGATTTATCAACAACAACACCGGCGAGATTCACCGTTAAGACAGGAGCATAACACAATGGCAAACCAAGATTATCTTTTAAACCAAAGTCCAGAAGATCAAAATTATCACACAGAAGGCTTGCCAGTCCACAGCGAATATTCAGCATACATTCCAAGATGGCAGTATCTCATAAGATCATACCTTGGTGGCATCCAATACAAAATGGGCAAATACCTTACTAGGTATGTGTATGAGACCGAAGGAGAATTCACAGCAAGGTTAAGACAGACACCATTAGACAATCATGTCAAATCTATAATACACATCTACAATAGTTTCTTATACAGGAACGAACCAAAGAGAGAACTAGGCAACCTCGAAGGATCACCTGAGGTAGAGAACTTCTTGAAAGATGCTGATATGGAAGGTAGAAGTTGGCAATCATTTATGAGAGATGTCAACATTATGAGTTCAGTGTATGGCCATTGTTGTGTCTTAATCGATCGTCCAGAGACGACGGTTGGCACGAGAGCAGAAGAACTTGAACAAGGGATCCGTCCCTACGCAACCCTGTATACCCCCGAGAACATCATAGATTGGCATTGGGATAGATTACCATCAGGACATTACGAATTACAATATGTAAAATTCTTAGAACAAGATATCAGAACAAACAGGAAGTCAGCGGCTTACCATGTAAGAACTTGGACAAAGGATATGATATATCTTGAATCATATGATTCAAAGAAGGAAGAACCATTAGAATTAGTTGAACAAAAAGTAAATCCATTAGGCGTTATACCTGCAGTATGGGTGTATGCCAACAGGTCACCAATCAGAGGCATCGGAGTATCAGACATAGGCGACATAGCAGACAACCAGAACTTCTTATTTTCACTTTATTCAGAGGCAGAACAACTTATAAGATTAACAAACCATCCAACACTTGTAAAAGACAGAGAGACAGAAGCATCGGCAGGAGCAGGCGCTATAATAACATTGAGTGACACAGTCACGGCAGAAACAAAACCTTATCTATTACAACCAAACGGCTCAAACTTAGACGCGATACTAAAAACAATCGACGAGACAATCAAGAACATCGACAGACAGGCACACCTAGGCGCCATCAGGGCAATCGAAACAAGACAGATGTCAGGCGTGGCAATGCAATCAGAATTCATTCTATTGGACGCGAAACTCTGTGAGAAAGCCAAGAATTTAGAATTGGGCGAAGAGCAAATTTGGAGAATGTTCAGCCTGTGGCAAGGACAACCTTGGACAGGATCAGTGAAATATCCAATGGCTTTCCATATCAGAGACAAGAACTTGGATATGGACCTATTACAGAAGGCGGCGGCCACACAGAGAGATTCAATGAATGCCTCGCCTGATGTGAAACAAATCATAGACAACAAAACCAAAGAAATACTTGCCAAAGACGAAGACGAGTTAGCAGATATGACCAACCCACAACCATTAAACACTACAACAGACCATCCACCAATGGCCAATGTAGATGACATGGTCAAACATCTAAGAGAGATGGTAGAACAGGGTTATACGGATGAACAGATCAAACAACTTCATCCAGAGATGGCAGGATACTTTGGTAATGAAACCCAGCAAGACTAATTCCTTAAAAACAAGAATCTACAAGATTGAAAAACTTCTAGAGCAGTTGAGACGAAAGTCTTCTCGAAAGGTGAAATGCTTTTTTAAGGATTGGGTCGGATGGTGGGCAAACAAATTAAACATAGGAGGACCAGCAAATGGCCAAAAAAGCAAAAAGCGGAAGTAGGAAGATGAGTAGTCCCTACACTGCACCAAAAAGAATGGGCAAGAAATCTCGTGGTGGCAAGAAAAAACGAAGAGGTTAATTGGTTAGAATACTTTGCTTCAATCACATCCGTGTGTCCTTGGAGCAAAGCATACTGGCTCAAACAGAAGATTGACATACGAAGGTGGCGTGGTGAACACAACATCGTGCCACTGGGCGATTATGTGGCCAGGGTATGGATACACCCCAACGCCAGTAGCAGGACACTCTGCAACATACATTATAGATTGAACACTTGGACCAAAAATGAGGAATGGTTGTATTCACACCCCATACACAAACGACATTCAACACCTGTGCCGGTTCTAATACAGCAGGATCAACAGACATTAAATAAAGCACGACAACGAATAGGAAATGTCTACATAGACCAATGAACCCAACACTAGATCATAAACACCTTATAGTAAGAGCAGAAGTAAATGCTCCACCCCTGTTCAGAGACAGGCAGAAGATAGATGACGAGATGAAAAGCCTTATCAAGGCAATTGACATGAACATCCTGTCAGGACCACACACCGCTTGGTCAGACAAAGACGGCAATGAAGGGTATAGTTCGGTGGCAATCATAGACACCAGTTCAATAACCTTACATAGTTGGATATCAGGCGTGATTCAATTGGATGTGTATTCCTGCAAACCTTTCGCGATCAAGAAAGTGTTTATGTGGTTGGCACAATTCGAGATTGAAAAACTAGATTACAAATTCATAGACAGGAACAACGGCTTCAAGAACATAGATGACAATGAACTGAGTTGGTGGGACAGCGAATACTACAACAAGATTGAAAAACTTAAGAAAAGAGATCCTTTCATATACAAATAGGAGAAGATAACAATGGCAAAGTATCAAGGCAGAACAGTGACACTGAACAAACCATTCAGGACGCCAAACGCATCAAAGAAAAGTGCTGTCTATGTGAGAAACAGATCAACAGGCAAAGTGAATGTGGTAAGGTTTGGCCAGAAAGGTATGAGCATCAAGAAAAACATACCAGCAAGGAAGAAATCATTCATAGCAAGATTCACACCAATACTACGAGCGGTCAAAGGACAGAAAAGTCTTTCGCCAGCATACTGGAGTCTAAAAGCATGGAGGTAGATAGTAATGGATTACAGATTCACATTGATACTCTTGACCTTGTTAGTGCTGATGGCACTCTTTCTTGATCCGTCATACAGACCTTAATGAAAAGAAGATTATATAGACAACCAGTCGAGTCAGCGAGACACGAACAATTCAAAAAATTATGTTTGGAATATTTTTCCAATCAAGAGAAATTAATGAAGAACCCTTCTATGAGATTTGCCACAAGGGCAAGGAAGGCTCTTGTTAATATCAAGTCTGTGGCACACGCCCTTGGACTTGAATTGCTGTCGCTCTATGCTCCATCACAGAACGAAGGAAAGGAACCTATCAATCCTTTTAACTACAAAGATGGTCGTATGAGCGGTAAATATAAACACAACGGGTCAGATCAGACCTAAACAAAAAAGGAGAAAGTGACGATGACACAAGAAGAATCATTGACAGACACTAAAGTTGAAACCACTGCTGTTCAACCGGAAGTCATAAAAAATACTCCATCGCAGGATGAGGTATCAACAGAACCTAAAACCTATACACAAGAACAAGTTGATGCCATTGCTTCCAAAGTTCGAAAGACTGAAGAATCAAAGGTGTTAAGAAAGTTCGACGGTGTAGATGTTGAGAAGTATCAATCCTTAATTGCTAAAGAAGAACAGGCCACAATGGCCGAGCAAAAAAGGAAAGGTGAGTTTGAAAAGATCTTACAGCAACAGGCTGAGAAAGCCAATGCTAGGATTAATTCACTCACAGGTGAACTGACAAAGATCAAAGTTGATGGAGCGTTATTGAATAGTGCTTCAACAAAGAGAGCGATCAGTCCTGAACAAGTCGTGAGACTTGTGAGAGAACAAGTTAGAATGTCAGAAGCCGGTGATGTAGAAGTAGTCGATTCTAAGACTGGACAAACAAGATACTCTGACACAGGTGAAGCCTTGTCTGTAGATGGATTAGTAGAAGAGTTCTTAAAGAGCAATCCTCATTTCGTCCAGGCCGGACCAGCAGGTGGCGGTAGTAAATCTAACACACAAACTGATGCTCCTCTAGATGTTGATATCGCTAAACTGGATATGACAAATCCAGAACACAGGAAACTTTACGCCGAGTATCGTAAGAAACAAGGCATAAGGTAATATTAACAACTAAAAACAAAGGAGAAGAATAATGGCTGGAGAAATCAAATCATTAACTTCAACATTAGATGATCTTTTAGCACCCATCGTCCAAGAGGCGATGTTCGTTGCATCAGAAAGATCAGTAATGAGAAACCTTGTAAAAAACTTCACTGTGCCAAGAAACGCAGGAAAAGTTTTACAGGTTCCAATCTACCCGGCGCAAACAGCGGCGGCATTAACAGAAGCAGACGACATCACACTAGGTGCAATTTCTACTTCTAAAAAAGATATCACATTAGCAGAAGCAGGTATCGGAACAAATGTTTCGGACTTGTCTCTTAACTTTTCAAGTTCAAATGTGATCGCTGATTTAGGAAAATTGTTCGGTGAGGCTGTTGCTAAGAAAATGGACCAGGACTTAACTGCTCTATTCTCAGGCTTCTCAACTTTCGCACTAGGTAACGCAACTGACACTCAATCAGAGATGACAGCGGCTCACTTATTCGCGGCGGCGGCAAAACTTAAAAATGCAGGTGTGCCAGGACCATACTTCGGTGTGTTCAACCCGGCGTCAATCTTCAACATGAAGAAAGTAATGACATCTACATTCGTTCCACAAGGTAACACGGGCGTTGTAAACGAAGCAATGACTGAAGGTTATGTGGGAAGAATCGCAGGTATCGATATCTTTGAATCTTCAAATGTTGTGGCTGACTCGGCTACATCATGCGTTAATGGTGTATTCGCAAGAGACGCCTTAGGTTTAGCAATCGGTAATGATATCCAAATCAGAACGCAGAGGGACGAAAGTGCCAGAGCGACTGAGGTAATTTGCACTGCCACATACGGCGTGAGTGAATTACATGACACATACGGTATCAAAGTGCCAACGGACGCAACTATATCATAGTAGGGAGATAATCCTCGCTCATATGTTAAAAGGCCCTGTAGAAATATGGGGCCTTTTTTTTATCTTTAAATAACAGTATGGCAACAATAGTTTGGCTCAACGGCCCATCAAGACAAAACCTAACCAACACCTTACCAAGACAGAAAATCGAGATAGGTTGCAACTACATCTTGAATGATCGACAAGTGGATCATGTGTGTTGTTTCGATCGACCTATGATGAAAAAACTTGTAAGACAGGACAATGTGAAATACTGGACAAGGAACTACTATGCCACACCAAATCAATGGCATCGTGTAGAACCAATCGCAGGTAAGTTCAAAGTAGATGCACAAAATTCAGGCATACTGGCAATCAAACTGGCACACAATCTCACAGACAGGAAAAATGAAAACATCTATGTATTAGGCTGTGACTGGGGCATAACAAAAGACACGGTTTATGACTATGGTGACATCAGAGGCAAGGCAAAACCTTTAAAACATACTAATCATTGTATCAAGCATCTATTCTATATGAATAAAACAGACAACAACATATTCGTGGTCAATGATGATAAGCCTGATGTCACAATACCGGTTATAACAATAAAACAGTTCTTAGAAAAACTACAATAAATAATAATATCAAGCAGGACTTGATAGTAATACATTAAAGAAGGACTTTAAGATGGCGACATTCGCAACAGACAACAACATCAAAGAATATGAACCTGATATTCACAAATACGGAATACAGGACTTTTCAGACCTACACGAAAAGACATTCGACGACATAATTAGACTACTCAATATAAAATGGTGGCCCACACAACAATACGGAACCAACGACATCAGTGCCGTTGGCGGTAATCACAAACTTACAAACAGCAAGTTAAATGCTAATCAGTTCGTGAGAGCGGCCGTGTATCATGTGTTGGCATATTACATCTATCCGAGACTATCTACTTTTGATCCTGATGGTGATGCTTTCACAAATAAGATGAATTACTACAAGTCAAAATTTGAAGAAGAATTTGATCTTATTTTAAGAGACGGCGTCCATTACGATCTTGATAGTTCAGGAACATTCACGGATGCTGAAAAACAATCATTTCATATGGGGCGTTTAATTAGATAATGTCGGCAAGAGAAAACATCACAAAGAACATAGTTGATCAACTGGAGAATATGACAGATCCGGCTGTGGCTCATGTGTCCAGAGACAAGTTTGATGTGCAGAAACTTGCCATCACACAATTTCCTGCCATACTGGTAGTGACTTCAAACGAGGACAGGGACGACCTAGCAACAGATCTAAGACAAGGCAATCTATCAATACAATGTAGATGCTATGTGAGAGGCACACAGATTGACACACTAAGAAATGAAGTCATAGAAAGAATTGAAGAGACACTAGAAAAATCTAGAAACAGAGATATTACATTGGCACAGGCAAACATACACAATGTCAAGACTACAATTTCAAACATAGAAGTCATAGACAGAGAACTTCCATTAGGCGAAGTGGTTGTGACTGTGAATGTAATTTACACATATAAAAAAGGAGTCGTATAATGGCTACAAAAATGTATAAAGAAGAGAAATTCAAAATGGTCCGAGGCATGGATGCCAAGGCACATTTGGATGATGGTTGGACCTTTAAACCATCTGACACATCAACACCTAAACCAAAGAGAAAATACAAACTCAAGGTAAAGGATGTTGAAGTAATAAAACCCGATCCTTTAGAGGTCAAGGATCAAGACATTGAGGAGATAAACAATGGCGACTAACGAAACAACCTACACAGGTGAATCAGGCGTTATAAAGTTTACGGACAACTCTTCATCTTCTGTAGTAGGTGTGGCATCAGTTAGATCTTTCACGATCGATCAAGAACTTGACGCCATTGAATCTACAGTGATGGGAAGTGGGGCGAGAACTTATATCCCAGGTTTAAGACAATTTTCTGGAAGCATGGACATCTATTTTAGAGATGATACAGCCGCAGGTTCAGGAAACATCAACTTGTTTGATGCTGTCAACGAGGGGACTACAACTTCATTAATTGAATTGTATCCATCTGGTGAGACAACAGGTATCAAACTATCAGGAACAGTGATCATCACAGGTCATTCTATCACAGCAAACTTTGATGGAATGGTTGAGGCGAGTGTCACTTTCCAAGGCTCAGGTGCATTAACAAAAGCAAATTTGTAATGTTATCAGTCCTTTTCAAATCGGGAAAAGCAACCGCTGATCTTAAAAAATCAATTGATCAAACGGTTCGCTCAATAGCCAAGGATTTCTTCACTTCGGTGAAGAGATTGACACCAGTAAGGTCTGGTCTCGCTAAACGAAGTTGGAAGTTGAAACAAAAATCAAATTCCAAGTATGCTGTGGTCAATCCACAACCATACACAAATCGTTTGGACAAAGGCTATTCAAATCAGGCACCTGAAGGGATGACGAGACCCGCCCTATCAGAGGTTAAAGACAAATATAGAAACAGGAGAATAAAATAATGTCAATAACAGAAAAAATAGCAAAACACTATCAGACAGCAATCGGTGGTGAATTAATCAAATACCATGTAGATGAATGGGAAACTGACATCTACTTCAGAAGCACTTATCCGCTCAAAGATGAAAGCAAGATACTGCAACTTCAAGCAGAAGGCAAGACAGTAGAGGCATTGGTCGAGAGCATAATAGCAAAGGCTCGAGACAAAGATGGTAAGAGATTGTTCTTCGATGCTGACAAAGTTAAATTGATGAACGAGGCAGATCCTATGACTGTGGTCAAGGTAGCCACGGCAATCAATAATGCTAAACTTACTGCTCAGCAGGCTTCTATCGCAAAGGAATAGGTGCCAGTGTTGAGTTAAGGTTTGTAATGATGCTCGCAGACAGGCTGAAGAAGTCTGTCCAAGAAATATTACAACTGACAACACTGGAGATAGAGATGTGGGCAGGTTATCTGATGTATGAGGACCAAGAGAGTAAGAAGACTATGAAGCAACAGAAACAACAAACGAAGGCTAGGAGAAGATAATGGCGAAGACTGATCTACTGATCAACATAGCGGTCAAAAACCAACAGGCATTAGGATCAATCAATAATCAATTGACCCGAATGTCAGGTTCTGGTTTGAAACTGAGCACGGTGCTAAAAGGTGCCGCGGCTGGTTTGGCGGCCTTTGGAGCGGTTAGGATTGGATCATTCATTGTCAACACAACTAAAGAATTTGAAGACCTAAGAACCACATTGAGTTCAGTCACAGGTAGCACTGAACAAGGTGCTGAGGCATTCAGATTCATTAGTGAGTTCGCTACCAAGACCCAGTTTGGTGTTGATGACCTAACAAAGACTTTCATCAAGTTGAAAGCGGCGGGTATTGAACCAACCGAAGAACTTCTAACAACATTCACAGACGCGGCGGCGGTGACTAATGACCAGATAGGATCATTAGAGGCTGTCACTGACTTGTTTGCCAGAACGGTAAAAGGTGGTCTAGGACTTGAAGAGATACAGAGACTTGGAGACAGAGGTATTCCGGTGTTGGCTATCTTGGAAGAGAAACTAGGACTCAGCAGGGCAGAAATATCGGAGTTTGGTAAGACGACAGAGGGCGCCGCGGCGATAACCAAAGCATTTGCTGAAGGTATCAATGAAAGATTTGGTGGTGCGACTCAGAAATTAGTATCAAACTTATCTACAGAATTTTCCAACGCCAAGATCGCTCTACAGGGCGTGGCGGATGAATTCGGTCAAGGTATATCACCAGCATTGAAAGATGCCGTTGGTGGATTCACAGCATTAGTAAATGAAAACAGAGAAACAATTTCAGCACTAGGAGAACTTACAGGCTTTGCCTTGAAGGCATTAATATCTGGATTGAATCTTGTCCTCAAGGCAATTGGCAATGTCATAGACTTCTTCAAAGATTTCGTTGGCACAGTCAAAGACACAATACAGGCAGTTAAGGATTTCAAGAATGATGTAGTTAACCAATTCGAAAATATGAAAAAAGGCATCGGAGACAAGATGTCAAATGTTGGCGACAGCATCGTAGGAGGATTTCAAGACATCTATAACAAAGTAGTTGGCAATTCAATCGTGCCTGACATGGTCGATGATGTTGGCAAAGAGATGGACAGGTTGGCATTCAACGCCGACAGGAGTCTAGGCACATATAGCGACGCGGTTCAAGAAAACATAGACAACGATGTCATACTTCAGGCTCTACACAGAACAATAGGAGAAGGGTTCACACCATTAGAAGGCAAGATCACGGCAGTGGCGGCAGGTATGTCAGCATTCAAAGACACAGCGTCAAGCGCCTTGACAGATGTTATAATGGGCACTAAATCATTGAGAGATGCTTTGGGTGAGATAGTAAATTCAACATTAAGAGCATTGATACAAGGTTTCATTAATTTAGGTATCACAATATTCATATTGGAACCATTAGAAAGATTTTTAAGAAGACAAGTTGACACACAGAAAAAATTAAACAGAGAATTAAAAGTAGAGATAGCACTTAGATCTATATTGGCTATGTTTGGCGGAGGCGGCTTTGGTATTCCGTTCTTTGCTGATGGTGGTAGAACAACTGCCAACCAACCAATCATTGTGGGTGAAAGAGGACCAGAATTATTTGTTCCAAACACTTCAGGCACAGTGGTAGCCAATGACGAACTTGGTGTCAACAGAGGCAATGCTAGTATGGGCGGTGGCGATGACATCAATGTCACTTTCAACATCAACACACTAGACGCAAGTGATTTCGATTCATTACTAACAACAAGGCAAGACTTGATCATAGGGTTGATCAACAGAGGTCTCGCTGAAAGAGGCAAAAGGAGTCTAACAGCATAATGGCATTATTCACACCAAACAAAGGATACAAGGCATTGGACTGGCAGTCTAACACAAAAAGCAGGGTGACGACGGCTGTGTCAGGCAAGGTGCAAAGAATTAAAACAGGCGCACAACATTGGAGTTTCAAACTACAATCACCTTCTATGTCAAGGGCAGAGTTAATGGCTGATTATAGTTTCGTTGTTCAATTGGATGGACAGGTGACATCATTCACTATCATACCACCGGAGATAGGAAGTGCAAGAGGCACAGCATCAGGCACATTGACCAATGATGCCACAGTGGCCGCAGGACAGAGTGCCTGTCAGACAGACGGTGGGTCAGGAACAATATTAAAGGGAGATCTAATCAAGTTTTCAAACCACGACAAGGTATACATGGTCGTAGCGGACAAAACTATCTCAGGCACAAATGACGCAATCAATTTCTATCCACCTTTGGTGACAGGTATTACAAATTCAACCACTGTGACTTATGACAATGTCCCTGTGAAAGTTTATATGGACAAGGACGAAGTAAAATTCATCACACAAACGGATGGTGCCTTCAAGTATGAAATAGTTTTGAATGAGGAGATATAAAGATGGCAAGAAGTATAGCGTCAGCGACTCAGACAAAGTTAGCAGGCAGTTCAGTATTTGTTGCTGATCTGATTGAACTACAATTATCTACAACACAATACCTAACAACCACAAATATCAACATTTCATTTGATAGTGCCACGGCTCCAGACGCCGGCACACAAACTTATTTGGCACAAGGACAATTTTTAAGTTATGGCAACATCGTTGAGACAACCGACCTAAGGATAGCAGAGATAGATATGGAATTCACCGCCGTTGACACAACAACAATCGCTCTACTGACCAACAATGATTACATCAACAAAAGGGTGGTGATCTACAGAGCAATCCTAAATGATGATTACTCATTTGGTGCCGATGATGTGTATCTTGTTTTTGATGGTAAGGTCACTGGCTATTCAATCAGAGAATCAGACACCACAGCGACGGTCACAATATCCTGTGCATCACAGTTCGCTGACTTTGAAAGAACAAATGGGAGAAAAACAAATCCGGCTTCACAGAATGTCCATTTTGCAAATGACAAAGGGATGGAGTTCGCACCGGAGTTAGTAAAAGACATAAGATGGGGGAAAGCATAATGAACATAGTTAGGGTATTAGACAAAAAAGACATCACACAGGTTTTGGATCTAGCATACAGAGCCGTTGTAGAAAGAGGTTGGGTTGATAGAGATTTCGACAAGACCAATTTCAATATACAGGTAAAAAACATTTTATCTTTAGAGAGCAATCTAGCATTTGGTCTCTTCAAGGATAATGTGTT